TTCCGCCTCCTGTTGTAGGGGGCCGTGAACTGCTTGTGTTTGATGTCTGTGTTTGCTGTGTTCTAGAACGGTCACTTGCCCCTACAGTGTCGTTTATCTGTTTTGTTTTGTCTTTTCTCTGATTATTTAGGTTAGTTCTTCGTGTTGTGTAGCCTTTTAAACGATTTGTGGCAACAGTTATGGGCTGTTGCAACAATGCCAACTGAGCAAGTTCAGAGGAGTTTAACTCACTCTGCAATCCATTAGGTGCAGCAAATTTGAAGTAGTCTTGATAATCTTTTTTTGCTTTGTTTAAAACAAATTCTTCATTATCAATCAACACTTTTACATCTTTTAATTGTGCGTCTATTTTGTTAATCTCAGACTTTAATGAAGCAAGTTTTTGTTTTTGTTGGTCTTTTGCCTTTTGTTTGGCACGCTCATTTTCTTGCTTCTTTTTTGCTTCAAGAGCGGTTTTGGCTGCATCTTCGTAAGTTGTTTGTCTAGACATTAAACACTCCCTATTGCTGAGTTATTGTTACTACGTTTTAAGTATGTCTCTACCATTTGAGCAAACTTTCGTGCAGACTGGTCATCTGGTTGTTCAAATTTAACTGTTATGTAAACATTGTTAGTTCCAGGCTCATTTACTGGTTGCGGTAAAGATGCGCCAAAACCAGATGTTCCTCCACCTTGAGGAAACTTGTATCCTGGGCTGTTTGTCCTACCATTGAGCCAAGCAGAGTTGTTAACTGCGTTCAAAATAGCCGAAGTTCCAGCATCACTTTGGAATGCAGCGACAACGTCTGCATAACCGCGTTCAACAGACTTATTGCCAAGAAGCGTTTTTACAGTTGCGGTAAGTCCTGTTTCCCATGAGTCATAGCGTTTTACGCCAACCTCGTTCATGCTTCCAATAGCACCCTTTATATCAAGGGTTGTATTTAGAGGGTTGTAGGACGCACTGTTCTTCCAATGTCCTCCCTCAAATCTCATCCATGTAGTTAAGGCTCCAATATTACCTTCGCTTACTGGAGCACCAATCTTTGTTAAGAACTTCTTTGCCCAATCAATCTCACTTCCAGTACCCTTTACTGAAACATAATTAGCGCTAGAACTGCTATTTGGAGAAGAGGACTTTTTACCTACTTTTATAGACATAGCAGATGCAAAATCTTGACTGTAAGCAGCCATTGACGCTGAGAAATTTCCTGCAGAACCTTCAAGGCTGTTAGGGTCTATTGGATTGTTTTTACCCTTTCGCACTTCATAGTGTAAGTGAGGACCAGTTACATTTCCAGAATCTCCTGATTTACCAATCTTTTGTCCAGGTTTTACTTCATCTCCAACTTTTACATCACGAGAACTTAAATGACCATAAATTGTTTGATAACCATTGGCATGGTCAATAACAACGGCAGTTCCGTAATCTGGACCTGGGTTTACGCTAGAAACTTTTCCTGGAAGTTGAGCAATGACTGGAGTTCCCTTTGGAACTGCGTAGTCGATACCTGTGTGCTTACCGTTTGTTCCAGCCCACATTCCAGAGTTGTCCTGAGCGCCATAAGGTGCGCTAACTGCTCCAGAGACAGGTGCTCCTCCACCTTTGCCACCCAACATACTTGCGCCAAATGCAGCGCCAAAACCAGAAGTGCCACCTCCAACAAATGGGATAGCGTCTGTGAATTGTTTAACACCAGTCATAAACTGTTTGACGCCGTCAGTAAACACTGTTGCAAAGGTAGCAAGACCTTGACCAACGTTGGTTCCGCCAACACCCCCAATAAAACCTCTGAGATAACCTAATTCTTCAGCAACAGGCTTTAAGGCTTTATTAAATGCTTCTACAGTGTCAGCAGCATTTTCAAACCCTTCAACCATTCCTTTTGCTGCTTCATTCATTAACTCTGTTTGAGAAACATTTAAACGAGCAGCAGAGTCAAGTACTGTGTTTTCATTTCCAATTGCAGCCTTTGCTGTTCTTAAATCTGGGTTTCTTCCTTCAGAAAGGTCAACCATTGCTTGACGAATCATCTCTTGCTGTGCAGCATCAAATCCCATAGTTTTAAGGTTTGCACCAAGTGCACCTCTTAAGAAAGACTCGTTTACTGCTTTTGCTCCACTAACTCCACCAGGAGCCATCAAATCCATTAAATCTTTTGCAATTTCTCCAACAGGTCTGTTTTTACCAGTCTGAGCATCGTATGTGCTGATGCCGTATTGGTAAAGATTTGCTCCCATAGGACCAGACTGGAAACCAGAGATAGCAGATGCCGCTGCGGCGTTCTCTATTCCCAGATATCTGTATGCTCCAGCAACTTCTTGTCCTGCTTGGGTAAAGTTGGAGGTTCCTGGGGTGTATCCACGACCAGCCAGTAATGCTGCAACAAGAGAGTCAGAGCCAACGCTCGACATTCCGCCCTTCATACTTCCCATAAACTGGGATTGGAATTGTGCTCTGTTTATTCCAGGAGCACGCAACGCTGCTTGATAGTAACCAATCTCGCGTTGCATAGTTAATGCAAGGTCTGGCATCGCAGCGTATGCACCCGCAACAGGCGCTAGAGCCATCTTTGCTAAACCAAGGCCCGTATTTTGAGCACCAGCCGCTGCTTGACTTAAACCGCCGTCATCTGCTTCCCAGTAACTTTGTTGTCTAAAACTTCCACCAAAACCACCGCCAAAAGAAGATTGGTTGTAGTTGAACTTGCCCATTCCGTCGTCCATTTGGGAATAAGACGGCATACCTCCGCCAGTTGGTGTAAACCTAGCGCCATCAGTGCCAGTTCCAGGACGAGACGTTGCTGAACCAAGGTGTGCAGTTCCGCCCATATTTCTAAGGGCACCTTGAACTCCTTCAACAGCGCCTTCTGCAGCACCTGATACCTTGTCAACGGCAGCATAGAGTTCATTAACTTTTTGAGTGAGTGTGGCAACACCATTAGTAACGGACTGAATGTTTGTCAACATTTTGTTAGCCATGCATCAGTCCTTTCTACGAATGTATTTGGCTACTTCTAACCAATTTTGACGCTCTCGTGGAGAAAGCGCTTTAATTTCTGTTAGCGTCCATCCTTCAAAGGAGTTCACTAACGCTGCCCAATCAGCCATTAACATGCCAAAGGGCGTGACCTTAGAATCGAAACAAGGTACCGAAATTAATCGGCACTTGTACCTCTCTTCCTGTGTCAGGGTCAGTTACAGTTATGTTGTCAAATTGTGGTCCAGGAATACGTTTGTTTATTTCGTCAACAATCTTGCGTCTGTCAACAAGTCCAAGATTTCGTACCTGTTGTTTGTTCAGTACTGGAGAGCCATTGATTTGAACAACCGTGTACTCAAGCATGATGGTCGTTAACTCAGCAGCAGATTTGTCTGAACTGGCAATAATCTCTTTTTGTGCTTTACCTGTTGGTAACTGCACAATAAAAGTGTCCTTCTTACCTTGTACTTCAAACACACGGTCATTAAGAGGGTCTGATAAAGACTTGGTCTTAATGTCAACATCTAGGTCAACTTCAACTGGCTTAATTTCTCCACCAAAGTTAACCTGAATCTCTGCTGTGCGTCCAAAGGTTGCTTTGAAGATAGCCAAAAGCAGCGTGTCTCTGTCTCCAGAAAGCAAGTTATCAAGCACATTTTCTTCTGCTTTTAAGTTACCGATACGAACGGTACCTCTCTGCAAAATAGTTAAAAGCGCACGACCAACATTTGCTGCTTTAGCAATTGCTTCTTCATCTGCACCAGTCAACTCCCGAACTTCGGCTTCGGTAATGACCTCCCCAGCGTCTGTCAAATAGCCGCCAGGGAGGGTCACTACATTATCCGAAGGGGGTGTTAACTTTACTTCTTGTTCTGGCTTTGGAGTTTCATCCATAGCCTTCTTAATCAAATCATTTGCCAATGCGGGATTAGCCGCTGCACTAATTGTTTTCGACATTATGTTCCTTTGTTAGATTAGAGAACTTGTAGGAGTCCGCCACTGCCGCTGCCAGAAGTACTACTTCCTGCAGGTGCACCAGCACCAAATGCTGGAGCATTTTGAGTTAGGTTAGGTGCCCAATTGATGTCAAAGCCTTCATGCACGAGCGTCATCTGCTCCACAAGAAGTGCGTTATCACCAGCGTTGAGGTCTGAGTATGCCACAGCAGTTGGCCAAGCGTTGTACACGCGGGCACGCAGGGCTACGTGGTCTGTTGCGGTTGAATTATCATCTTCACCAGCAGCAGGAATTGGGTGAGATAGAACCTGAATCTCAAGGTCGCAACGGAAGTTTTGACCAAGTGCACGTGTGCTACCACCAGAGGCAACAGTTGCGAATAGATTGCGCATCCATTCCCAGTTCTGCTTTGTGTTAATAATTACACCACGCTGTAGCGTGATTGGTGTGAAGGTTGTTTGACCAGGAATCTGGTGTACAACGGTGTTGTATCCACCTTCACGGTAAGGGATGGAATCGGTTGTCACAGATAAACCAGAAACAGAAGTAAAGCCAAACGTCGTGGCTTGTGCTCCTACTAAGCCTTTTAAGGCATTGTTTGTGGTGTCCTGTGGAATAAACGAAACCAAGAACCTAAAGTTACGTAACGGGTCAGTTATTAGGTTTGACCTAGGGTTAACGATTGTAGGCATTAGTTATTTCTCCTTCGGGTTAGTTCAGCGTCTTTTGGCTGAGGTCGATGACGATGAACTCTGCTGGGTATTGAAGAGCCACACCAACTTGGATGTGAACCTCTCCGTTTGCAATTTGAGCGGCTGTGTTGTTTTCAGCATCGCACTTTACAAAGAATGCAACTGCGTCTGTTCCACCACGAAGACCGCCCTGATTTCTATATTCACCGAGGAATACAGAGATAGTTGTGCGAATACGTGACCAAAGGTTCTCATCATTGTTTTCAAAGATGGCAAACTCTGTACGATTCTTCAGTTCTTTACGGATGTAGATAAGAGAACGGCGCATATTTACATACTTATTTGCTGTTCCATCTTGCTTCAGTGTGCGTGCTCCCATAACAACAAGTCCTGCACCAGGAATGTTGCGAATTGGGTTTACTGGAGAAGTACTTGCGTTCATTGAATCTAATTCAGATGAAGTGAATGCTTTTTCCATAGCAACGGCACCGAGAAGAGAGACTGTGATGCCTGCAGGAGCCTTAAAGACTCCACGAGTTGCATCTGTTGTTAGATATAGGCCTGTTACAGCACCTGCTGGACCAATCTTACGAAGCGCACCAGCGCCACGTCCCAGTGGGTCAGCAATAAAATAGTGTGGGTAATACACAGCAGCATGGCTGGTATCTGCAAGTGCACCAGCAGCACTGATTGCGTTTGCAACTGTCAAATCAGGGTCAGTATCGATGACAACGAATCCGTTATTGTCTTCTGCCCAAGATGTTGCAGCATCAAAAACTCCAGTAACACCTGAAGCAAGTGCGTTTACATTTGGAAGGAACATAACAAATGGGCGTTCAAAAGAAGAGAAGCCTTCAAATACTGAAGAACCACTAGCCTTGTAGTTGGTGTAATCAGTAGATGCTACGGCTGTTCCATTTGAACCACCTGTAAGTGGGTAAGTAGCAGATACAGGGTCTGTTCCAGATAACCCACTTGACAAAACTTCAATTTCAATGTTTGGTGAAACAAGGTTAATTACTGTTTCAGCAAAATCACTAGAATTTGCGTCATCAAATACGATGTTTTCGTAACGCTCAAGAAGAATGTCGTCAGAAATACCAGCAACACCAGACTCTTTATAAAGAGTCAAAGTAAAGGTATTTGATACTTGACCTGCAGTAACTACGACACGAAGATTGTTGCCGTCTGTTCCTGCATTTTTAGCGGTTACAGTTGCAATTTGAGCAGAGCCATTAACTAGGTCTACGTCTGCAGCGGCTGCATCTGCTGCAAGAATACGCTTTACAAATAGTTCACGTCCACCATTTTGGAAGAATGCTGCTACTTGGAATGTTGCTGGATAGGTTGCGTTGTATCCACCAAACGACTTGGTGAACTCGTACCACGAAATAACGCGAGTTACTGCTTCTGGTCCTTGTGCAAAGGCTGCAACAACGGCTCCAGCAGCATCAGCGTTAACACCAGCAGGAATTGTTGCTGGTAGAAGGCGTTCACTAATGTAAACACCTGGGCGGCTATATGCCATGATTTCTCCTAACTAGTTGGGTAAGGGTTCCTTATGATTGCGTTATGATAATCGGGTCTATTGCAGTGAACTGCCCACGACCCAAAATAGGGTTGTCGGTTGTTCCTGTGATGTCGAGTTGGAGCACCTTGTAGAGTTTGTTGAATGTAGATGGCGCTATTTCACTTGAGATACGCACCGTGATTGCGTTTACGAATAAACGCTTTCCATTTTCTGAAACATCGCGTTTTGCAATGTCCAAAACATCCAAACGACGGACCGTGTCATCAGTAGGTTGAAGAACAGCGAACCGCATTGGAATCTTTGTGTATAGCAATTGCGCCAAGATTTGACGGTCATGGCGTGGTTGACGAGAATACGTTGTAATTTGATAATCAATGTTTACTGGAATTGGAAAATCCATATCCCAAGCATGTAAATCGTCATCAAAGGTAACCCCTTGAACTGCTTGAACACCTTGGGTTCCCTGTACGCCTTGAACCATACTTGTTGGGTCAGAATAATAGGTAGGCCTTACCTTGCCACGCATTGCACGTGAAAAATCTTCAGCAACATCTACCATATCGATAGTGATGTAAGGGTATTTCTGGTCACGAAGTTCTTGGTCAGGTTGACCAAACCAAACTTCAACAGTTCGTGTTGAACCTTCTTCAGTGACTGACTTTTGGTCTGTAACGGTCATCCCTTTTAGCAAATTTCTCAGGGCTTCATCTTCAGCAAGTAGGAAACTCATAGGTCACCGAAGTGCTTCTCTAAGCGTCCAACAAAAAAGTGTTCTGCTTCATCTTGTCGGTTTTTAAAACGACGAACAGCAGCGGTAGGTTGAGTGTTTGGAGTGCCATACTCAAGGTCCATGGCACTTTGGTAATGCTTCTTAGACACGTGGGCTTCAAAGCCATTCTTTCCGTGTGACACACGAAGGGTACGCGATACATCTGATGGCCAACCGCTTGCCTGCGCTTCGGAACGAAGACGTGCAGACATAAGCCTTGTAGTCTCGTGACTAGCGGCTTTTATTGCGTTATTAAATTTAGATAAAGTCACTTCTTCTTGGCTCTTTTCACAGAGGCTGCGGCAACTTTTCCACCAACATACCCTGCGACAAGGCCAGCGATTATCGGTTCACGGTGTTTAGGACGATACCCAAAAATTCCACGCATGAACTCTTCGACTTCTTCTTTACCGTGCATATCGACTGCACGCTCATACCAAGGCTTCCAAGCCATTTATAATCCCCTTTGTCGCAAGTAGTGGGCACTACACGGAGTCCGCACGGAGTTCCGATGAGACAAGGATAGAAGAAAGGCCCCGATTAAGGGGCCTAACTCTTACTTCTTTTCTTTCTTCTCCCGCTTTTCTTCGGCTTTTTCGCCTTTCTTGCCTTTCTTGCCTTCCTTCTTTTCGTGGGCTTTTTCTTTCTTCTTTATGCCCTTGATAATCTTTTTATCAATAGCCCTGTCTTCTTCAAGAGTTTTAGGCTTTTTCTTCTTTCCATGAGCCTCGTCTTTCTTCTCAAACTCTTCTTTTTGTTCCTTGTCAAACCCAGCCTTTTTCAAAAGGCCTTTATCTTTCTTTTCGTCTGCTTCTTTTGTGTACTTGGCCATTACATACCGCGTTTTCTTGGCATAGCCTGCTTCTTACCCTTAGAGGCACGAAGCATCTTCAAATCTGGTGCATCAATCTTACTTTTATTTCCAGCAAGAGCAGCCATCTTCTTCTGCTTGGGAGATAACTTCTTCATTAGTTCCCCTTCTTGCAGATGCTGCACTTGCACTTGCAATTTCTCATTTTACAGGAGAGAGCCATTACTTCTTCTCCTTCTTTTTGTCGTCCTTTTTCTTTGCATACTTCTTGTTAGCAGCGGCTAGAGTCTTTTCGCCATGCTTGTCTTTTGGCTTCATACATCCGCATGTAGCGCACATAGTGGTTCCTATCTGTAGTTGGAGGTTTTCTTTGCAATCTTCTTAGGTTGTTGAACGAACTGCTTGCCTTTTTTATTACCTTCAGCCTTAGCCTTGTTGGTCGCAGCCTTTTCTGAAGGAGATAAAGCATCCCATGCTTTGTCAGGCAAGTAACGCTTTTTTCCCCTTGATTCTTTGCCATCAGAGGTACGCCACTTTTCATTAGACCATTTCTTTAATGACTGTTGTGATTTTGCAAGAGCCATTAGTTCTTGTACCCTCCGCCTGCCTTCTTGTACTCTGAAGCAAGCAGTTGAGCCTTACGTGCTGACCATTCTCCAGGGTCACCGCCCTTAGTGCCAGCCTTAATCTTCTTGAAGAGCGATGCTCTCATACCAGGCTTGGTGTAGTTACCAGCCTCATTTACTTTTGACTTTGGTTTTGCTGACTTTTTTTCTGCCATTTGTTACTCCTTTACCTGCTGGTACGCAATTAGGAACCTTCTTACCATTCTTTATTTTCATGCCTTTTTGAATGTAGCCATCCCAGCAAGGGCCTTGAGAGGCCATTACTTCACCTTCTTGTGAGGATTCTTTTTGTGCCAATCTTTAACAGCCTTAGCACCCTGCTCAATAGTCTTAGAGCCACCCTTTTTTGTCAGGTTAATCTTGTCCCATTTACCAGCCTTAGCCTTAGCCTCATGGTCAACTACGACATCGCCCTTACTGTTCTTTTTGACAGTATGTTTTACGCCAGCAACTTTAAGTGTTTTTGCCATTAGTCGAACTTAACCGCTTTCCTCTTGTAACGGATAGGAGGTTTTGGCTTACGAACGTAGCCGCCCTTCTTTTTACGCAATTTTGCTCCACCTGACTCGTATTTATCTTCAGTTACGGCAGTATTAACTGATTTTTGTGGAGATTTACCTACGCGACCACCAGGAGTCTTTTTACGAGGCATTATTTAACCTTCTTCTTAGGTGAGTTAACACTAGAGTGTTTTTCTTGCAATTTTGCTAATTCTACTTCGTGTTTCTTTTTTAAAGCCTCAATTTCTAGTTTTTGAGACTTTGGAGCAGTTCTACCTGTCATTGCCTTTATTCCTCCACCGTTTGGATACTTGAGTGGGGCTGGCTCAAGTTTTGTTAATATCATTTCTTCTTCTTCTTTGAAAGTCCTGCTTGATTAAGGCCAATTGCTACGGCTTGTTTCTTAGACTTAACTTTCTTATCAGATTTACCAATGTTAAGTTCGCCCTTTTTATACTCCCGTATTACCTTTTCAACTTTTCCCTTTTGTTTTGCAGTTGCTTTAGGCATTACTTATCCCCTTCTTCTTGGTCTTCTTCGTCCCAAGCATGGTCATCGTAGTCTTCTGCTAACTCAAATTCTTTATCAATTTCATCCATTAACTTTTCATCAAAAAGGTCTGGGTCCAACTCTGGTTCAAAGTCCACGCGTAACCTCCTAGTTTGCGTACTGTTGGAACTGTGGGTCGTTTACAAGTTCCTCTGCGTTTACTTGGTTACAGTCTATCGTCACTACAGAGTAACGGTCTTTATATCTTCCACGAGGGTTCACGCGTGTGGGCGTGAAAACTAGGTTTTGAAACACCACCCTGTCCTTGATGTGAGAGGTAGGCTCAGAGACAATTACTGGAAGAAGTCTATTGACGTCATCTACGGCAATTACAAGGCGCAGAGTGTCCACTGTATAAAAGCCTCGTTCGTTCATGACGTTATTGCCGCGAATTTGTTGCGCCAAAATAACTGGCATGTCAAAAGGCTCATCCCAACGACGACCTAAACCACTAGTTTGGTTAGAGGTATCGTAGATGGGGTCTACGTAATCTTCGTAGTTATCTGCAAACTCTGTAGGGTTCCAAAGCCACCAATCTACAGCGGTGCCTACAGGTAGGCGTAGTTCATCAACCATACCCTCATCCATAGAGGAGGTTTCGTAGTCTATCTTAAAACGGCCTTCTACACGGTTACCACGCATAGGTCAAGTATGGTGCATAGCCTAGCCTACAGGCTATTAATCAAGTAAGTTTTTTTGTATTTCTTTCAAAACAACGTCTTTAGTGCGTGTTTTACCAAAAATCCTATAGCGTTCTTCTAAGGATACCCCTCTTCCAAAGGTGCTTATTGATTTTGAGCCCATAGTAGACAGGTGATACAACTCTTTTGACAATACAAACCTTTTTAAAGTCACTTTTTTATCAGTCATAAATTCTGCGTACATAATAGGCTCATCTTTTTCAATTATTAAATCTCCAGAAGTATTCCACAGTTGGAGTTCGCACACATATGGTCTAAACCATTGTCCAATATCGTATTCTCCTGGAACAATTGAGCCATAAACAGTGTGCTTTGCTTTATGAAAGTATGGAGGAGTAAACTTTGCAGTTAAAGATTCGCTTGCAAAAAATATGTATTGAAGTTTATACACCATAGTAGGTCCAGTAAGAAGTGTGGGTTTTCGTATCATCTCTAACCCCATAAAAGTTTTTGAAAGCGGTTTTATAGTAACGTTTTCAATAGACGTAGCACTATATTCGTATTCTGAATGAACAGGATTAGTAAAAACATAAGTT